GATCCTGATGCCGTGATGATCCGTGACCACCTTTCATCAATATCACCCTTGAACATCTTCATTTGTTGACGGGGTTGATTATGGTGCTATCTTACACATATCTACTACTAAAACAACCCCAGTGGACTTAGACATCGAATTGAAGACAATCAACACTCAGCTCACTAAAGAGCAAATTAAATGGTTAGACGAAAACAAGCCGCCTGAACTTTCAAGAGCTGGTTTTATTAGAACAATCATCCGCCATGAGATGACAAGGAAAGAGTTACAGCTTGACGCTTACGAATCTCAGTTAAAGAGATAACCGATGGATATTAAAGATGAGTTGCTTCGTTTACCGAAGTCATGGGGTTTTGTTGCCGTTCAAAATAAACGCCCCTATCAAAATGATTGGCAGAAAAATCCTTTAACCCGTTCGCAGTTATTTAAAGAAATATCTGAAGGCCGTTCGACTGGTATTGGTGTTTGCTGTGGTACTCCTAGCGGCGGTCTTCTCTTCCTTGATCACGATGGTCAATCCGCTTCAGAAATTCTTACAGAATGGGGTTTTTCTGTTGGCTCGCTACCTCCTTCTTGGATGGTTACATCTGGCCGTGTTGGCCGTTTTCAACTTATTTATAAAGTTCCTGAAAAATATTGGCCGAAGATTAAAACACGCAAATTCCAAACAGGTGTCAAAGATGAAGACGGATCAGTAGAGCAACTTGAACTTCGATGGGATGGGATGCAATCGATTGTGTGCGGCAAGCATCCGATGACCGATGGATACCGTTGGATGGATGGTCGATCACCTTCTGACCTTGAACTAGCAGAAGCACCGTTAGCCATTATCGAAAAGATGATGGATCAACAAAAAAAGAAGAAAGCAACACCCGTTCAGGTTTTTAA